CGAGAAGACAGCAGTAGAAGCAGGAACACGCCGCCTCGGTGCACGTTGGTCCGTTGAACTTGAACAAGATCTTAAGAACATGAATGGTATCGATATCGACGCTGAGATCACAAATGCTATGGCATATGAGATCCAAGCAGAAATCGATCGTGAAATGATCATTCGCATGATCCAAACCGCACTCAATGGTGGACAAGGAGCTGGATATTCTATCTGGAGCCCAATTTCCGCTGATGGTCGTTGGTTAGTTGAGCGCAATCGTGATTTCTATCAACGTTTGATCGTTGAAGCAAATCGTATCGCTGTTCGTAACCGTCGTGGTGCTGCTAACTTCGTTGTAGCTACACCTCGCGTATGCGCAATCCTTGAGATGCTTCCTGAATTCCAGTGGGCACCAGTTCAAGGTTCTGTAAATACACAACCAGTCGGAGTTGCCAAAGTTGGTAATCTCGGCGGTCGTTTCAATGTATACCGTGATACCCGTACTGAAGTACAAAATACTTCACAATATGGTGATCAAGGATATGGCAGTCCTCGTGCTGGTGTTGAATATGCTCTCCTTGGATACAAGGGACCAGAATTCTACGACACCGGTATTATCTATTGCCCATACATCCCAGTTATGGTTCAGAGAACAATTGGTCCTAATGATTTTGCACCTCGCGTTGGATTGCTCACACGTTACGGCGTTGTTGACAATATCTTCGGTGCTAATCTCTATTACCACATTATTCTTGTCAAGAATTTGGGACAAGCATTTAAACCAGGTGAAAATAGCGTATACTTCTAAGAAGTATTTAAAAGCTAAAACCTTTAGATCCGGTTCGAAAGAACCGGATCTTTTTTTATAATTTGCCACCGGATTTATGAGTAGCGTGTTCTTCGCCAAGGAGTTCACG